AAGACCCCGAAGGGTCTTGCTGTTTATTAAGCTACGTAACGTAGAGCTGAAACACCAGCACCTAGGTTAGTTGTAACTTGAGTCATACCGGTACGTAGGCTTGCTACCATGACTTTGCGTTGTGTTTCAACCAAGTCTTGTGTATCAATACGTAGACCGCGTTGGTTACCAGCAATAAAGTTGCCTGGAGCAAAACAGATTGCGCCTGCAGCACCAGCAGCTTTGTCTTCGAACTCAGCGCTTACTAGCACTGGAGTGTTTGCAATGCTACCAACTTGACCTGTTAGTAAAGTGGCTTGTGTGCCAATTTTGTCAACAGTTTGGAAGATTTCGTCGTCTAGCAAGTCGTAGTACACGTCTGTGCTTACGATATAAACTAGTTCTGATGGGTCTAGACCCCATGCACCTAGGTCTTTACGTAGAGCGCGTAGTGTAGCAACAGTTGCTTTAGTTGCGTCGCTGATATCTAGGTTAACAGCGCTTACTGCGTCATAACCAACTAGACCTTTAACTGGGTCTGAACCAGATCCAGCACCACGTAGCATAGCGCGATCAACAGCGCGAGCAACACGGCGGATCATAGCGTCACGAACGATAGGAGCTAAAGCTAACAGAGAGTCTTCGTCTTCTTCGTAGGCCATGTATTCGTTGGTAGCTACTTTGTAAGCATTTAGAGTGATTTCTTTTAATGCGTGTGTAGCGTTGTTACCAGCGGATGCTGTTGTACCGAATGCTGTGTTAGCCATCCATGTTGCAACACCAGCTTCTGGGTTCACAGGAATAGTCATAACGTTTGTAGCCATAGCGATGTTGCGTAGGTTAGGAGCAACAACTAAACGACGACGAACTTCAGCTTCTAGGTTTGTGGATACTTCTAGTTCCCAAGTTGCGCTTGGAACGTGAGCACCGTACTTTTCAACCATTTCACGGCCGAATTTAGTACCTTCTAGAGCCTTGCCAGTCATCTTGGCTAGGATAATAGCTTTTTCTTTGTCTGCATAAGACATACCGGCTTTGTCGCCAGCAAATTGCATCTTAGACTTTTGAATAGCTTCGATTTCAGCTGCCTTGTCTTTTAGTGCGGACTCTAGGCCAGCAATAACAGATTTAGTTTCGTCAGCTTGAGCAGCAAAACGCTTCTCAACTTCAGCCATAAGGGCTTCAGCACCAGTAGTGCTTGGAGTTGCTAGAGCAACAGCGGCCTTAACTTTAGCGTCGAATTCTGCGTCAGCAGCGGCTTTTGCAGCCTTTTCAGCAGCGGCTTTTTCTTGAGCAGCTAGCAGGGATTTTGTGGCTTGTTCGGCGGCAGCAGTAGCAGCGTCGGCCAACATTTTTTGTACTTGTTCTGGAGTCATTTCCAATTCCTTTGTGTTATCGCTTTTTGCTTCGCCGGAGGCTTCTAGCCCTTTAGCTGAGTCGCTTGGGTTAGCAAATTGCATTTTGAAACTTTTAAATTCTTCGGCCGTATCAAACGCCTTAGAAAGACTAAATAGTGTATTTTGATTAGCTGGCACAGACACAACAGATATTTCGTGCAGTTCCAGTTCTTTTACAACAAACAGCTCTAAGGCTGAATTATATTCCGCATCAACGATGCGAAAACCAATGCTAAAGGCGGTTAGCACGCCGTCTTTTACAAGATTGTAAACATCACCCGCTGCTTGAGAGATACGAGCTTTTACAAGCAAACCCTTCTCATCAACTGTGTGTTCTGTCATTCTACCAATAGGCAACCCGTGATTGTGGTAAGCAAGAATTACTGGATTTTTCAAGTAATTCTCAATACCTTTTTCCCACACGCTAGCAGGAACAATATCACCGTGTCTGTCGACGTCATTTGTTGATGCGTAACCTTTGATGGTTAGTTCTTCAACATTGTCGCTTGTGGTAGTAGGCTCACTCTTAGTAAAAGAACTGTTTAAAAACAGGACTTTATTTTTATCTACCATAATACCCCTTTGTGTTATTCCTTAGCGGAGGCGGGACGTCCTCCAGTGCTAGGGTTTGCTGCGCTTCCGGCAATATTTGCTGGAATACGTAAGTCGTCGTTGCCAGGCTTGGCCTCGTAACGTAATTCTGTGCGTGCTTCGTTGGCACTTATAATACCTGCATTTACCAGTGTTGAGTGGTAAGCTGCAATGTCTTTGAGTTCTGGTTGTAGTGCACTTACCGAACTGGTAATTGCTTCAACGTCATAACCAAAGTACCGTTCAACTGCCGATATAAACTTGCGGTTGATTGGAAGCACTGTTTCCAAGTAGAAAAGACGCAAGTTAGGACTAATGTTGGCGTTGTTGCCGCCTGCTAGTAAGATTGGCGGAATGCCAACTGCTTGCATGATTTTTTCACCGTGAGTTTTAATTGATTGATCAAAATCCATGTCACGGAAGTTTGTTTCGGCTAGTTGGTGCGGCTTTAGACCACTATCCAAGATAACTGGGCGCTTGCCACCGTTTTTAACATTGTACTTTTGTAGCCAGTACTGAATCGTCTTTTCTTTGGCAACTTGCGATAGCGTGTTTTCGGTTGTTAGGACTAGGCCAAACACAGCTCCGTTGTCAAAGAAGTTTTCTTGAAATTGCTGCATTGAGTACAGCAAGTTAACTGATTTGTCGGCTGCTTGTAGGCGACTTGATCCGCGATAGATCGAATCCGAACTCAAGTCTCTGAAGTAGAATACTTCGGACTCACGAAAATTCACATAACCGTTGTACAAAAAGCCTTTGATAAAGGTCTTTTCGTCAGTTAAGATTTCTACTTTGTCAGCAGGCAGGTGGTACATAAACACACCGTCAAAATGCACGAATGCATTGCCTTCTAGGACAAAGTCGGTGAATAAGGCAGTACGAAAATCTTGTGCTGACTGATAAGGGTTTGGACGAAAATTAAGGAGTGTGTTTAGTGTTTTCTGTCGAATGCCAGTGACCACACCATCATGTACTTTGTCTTTGATATCATAGTCTAAGCTAGTGCAGGCATTTACCAACATGCTTACACTACGATTAACTGGCTCCAATTTTTTGAAGCTTTGAAAGTAAGTTAATTTAGCGTCTGTGCCAACTTGTGTGCCTTCGGCCTCAGCAATTCTGGCCTGTGCTGGATTCAGTTTTTCACGAATCCAGTCTTGTGATTTTGTAATCCAACTCATGGTTTTCCCTAAATGAATCTTGAGAAAAGCGACTGATGTTTGGAATAGTCTACGGTTTTTTCACCATGTACGTGTTTTTCGCGTTGCATTTCAATCCAACGCTGCTGTTTGGGTTCTGAACCTGTTTGTGGAGCTTTGCCGTATATGGCATGCAAGGCAACATGATGCGGATTACATAGGGTGTAAACCTTGTCATATAGCTCGACTCGATGCTCTTCAATAAATTCATCACGCACAGCTAAAATGCCATCGTCAGTTGAAATATCGTAACCTTTTCGGTCAGCCCACGTTTCTAAGAGTATTGTAACAGAGTGCAGGTGATGCAGCTCTAAGTCTTTTGTGCTATCGCAGATGTAGCATTCGGTTTTTTTATCGTATGCTGCTTTGGCACGATCACGAACCCACTTAACAGGGATTCGTTTGTTTGTGTTCTTGGCCATTTTTTATCTGGACCTTCTTGAGATTACTAGTATTATACATGCTTAGCAAGAAAAAGTCAATACCAAGTTTTTGCTAGCAGGTAGGACTATTGACTTGACATACACAGCCAAACACGGTATAATAGAATATTATAGGAAAACTCGATTAGAGTGTATATGTGTAAAGTGCATAACGAATCGCGTCAGCCATGTGTGAGTATTGATCGTGTTTGGGACGTTCACGTGTTAAGCCTTCTTTGGTATCCCAGCGATATTGGTCAAACACCGCTAAGCTATGTGTGCAATGAGGAGCTACTTTTAGTCGGCCCTGCGCTACCAGTGTTTGCACATATGCAATTCCGGGTAAGACGTCTTTTTTAGCTTTGGTTGATGCAATGTCGTAGATGTATGCTAAATCACTGGCAAACTGTGCGGCTGCAGAGTCTATGAATACGGTTTCAACGCCCCACTTGGTGATCAGTTCAATGAAAGCATCGGCGTGTTGTGCAGTGGTGGCTTCATTTTCAAGATACTCGTCAACAATCCAGAAGGTATCCGAAGGCGGTTCGTAGACGATTACACAAAACGCTGTGAAATCGCGGTATCCAGGGTCACAGCCAGCAATGGCTTCGCCAAGCAAGTTGACCGGAGGTTCACATACATCAGTGGCCGCCAAACTGTAGATTTGACCCTCAAACACAGTAAATGATGCCAAGTACTCTTGCTCAAACTCCGCCTTTGACATACTTCGGCGTGCTTCAGCAACATCGGATTCAGCCATGCGAGTATTTTCCGAATAGTCGGCTTGTAAGGAGACCCATTCCGGAAAGTTTGGGTCAAATCCACGTTGGTAAAATTGACTGAACCAGTTGTTGCGACCACGTGGTGTGGAGATAAAAATTGCTTTTGAATTAGGTTTGTCAAGTGTGGGTCGTAGTGCAACGTTAAAGGCTGCCTCACCATCCGAACCCAGTGCAGCCTCGTCGAATATAATCAAGTCGTATGACCTGCCTACACATGAATCCACAGTTGATAAACTACCCATCCTGATAGTTGAACCATTTGAGAGTTCAATAATCTTGTCTTTTAAGTTATCACGTGCAACCTCAAGATCAAAGTGCTTGATTAATTTGCGTTGCAGTTCAAAACTAATGCCCGACAAATTATAGTTAGGCGACATGATCAGCACATTGCAACCAGGTACAAGACTCACCAGCTGTCCAACCACGTTGGCGATATAGGTTTTGCCCAAGCGACGTGCTAAGGCAGCGCAAACAAATCGGTACTTGGGATCGTTGACGGCATTGATTAGTGCGATTTGGGGTCTGTTGATGGTATCCCAGATACCAAGCAGCTTTAAGTAGTTGGTGATTGGTAGTTTGATAAATCGTTGTGCGGCATCAAACTCAGTAACAACATCGCAATTAACATCGGGGCGACTAATAGTTAGCATTCAGCCCCCGATGCCAACACAATCTTGCAGATGTGTTCCAGCCTTTCAATGTGCTCGTAAGCACGCCACGGACTTGTGTCCACAGCCACAACGCCGTGCCCACGAATACCCACAATGTCATAGCTGATATTGCCCAGGGTATCCAAACCCAAGTTCCGGTGACAACAGTCCGCCAACTCCTGCGATATAGG